CAGCCACACCTGCACCGACAGCGTTTCCAATTTCCCCAGCTCTTGCTTTAATACCACCCACTAAACTATTTATAAAGCGACTGGCTGCATTAGCACCGATAGAAGCTAACTTATCAGGCAACCCAGTAAAGAAACCGACAATGGTATCAATAATTCCACTGATAAAAGATGCAATGGAATTAAAAGCATTCGTGAATTCTTCTTTGATTAGATTAATTGTATTGATGACATTCTGCTTCCAGTTATTAAAATATTGAATCGCAAGCTGAACAAAAGCAGCAATGTGTGCGATAATCGATACAAGTATACTTGTAATTACAGCCATTATAGAGTTCCAAACATTCCCAACAACTTCTTTTATCAAATTCCAAGTGTTGGTCATATTCTGTCCAATGGAAGACAAAACTCTTTGAACAGTTGAAGAAATAGATTCCCACACTTCAATAGCTATTTGTTGCCATCCCAGGAAAGCATCACTCCAAAATGCAACAGCTCTGCCAATTTGAGATTCAGAGCCATTAGCAAAATTCATAATATCGCCAATTACTAAAGCCAATGCGATAATTAATAAACCGATTGCAATGGGTAAAAGCAGAAAGCCTAATTGAGCAATTACAGCAGCGGCACCCATAGAATACAATGCTGTCACGACACTCACCGCCCAACTTGCTATAGCAATAGCCTTCAATCCAATCAACCTAGCTCCTAAAATTAATAAAACACCATTCAGTCCTGATACAATCCCTTTTGCTCCGCCTAATTTATCAAATAGAAAAGTAAAGGCATTTTTGACCGCATCAATCTTTTCCTTAATGCCCTGAAAACCGCCCAGTGATATAATAAATAGCTTGGCTTGTACAATAGCTTGTTTTGCCACACCGATAAAAAAGTTAAGACCATCACCAAGTGCCTGTCCTATTTTTGTTGCATTATTTTTCCTAAAAATATTTATACTTTTCAATAACTGAAGAAGACCTGTTGCTGCTCCTGCTTTTAAATTGGAATTATAAACATCATCTGCAAAATTTTTAAACGAATCAGTTATGTTGGAAAGGATGCCATTAACTGTTTTTGATTGTCTTAGCATGCCACCTGCAAAATTAGCCTCAAAAATCTGATACAAGCCTTCTTCTATTGCCTTACCTTCTTTTTTGACTGTCCGTGTTATACCTTTAAAAGTAATTGCTACTTGATCACCTGTTACTTTGAACTGAAATCCTAGATTGCGTAGAATTCTGAAGTTGCCTGCTGTTGCATTAGCGACTCCTAGAGCAAAGGCTTCAAACGGTCGCTTCAATGATGAGGCTGCATCACCTATTGCCAAAAAAGCCCTTTTTGAAGTATCAAGTCCTCTCGCTTTAAGTAGAATAAAAGCACTGGTCAATTTATCAACTTCAAATGGTGTTTCAGTAGAAAAATCTTTGATAAATTCAAACGCTTTCACTGCATTTTCTGCACTGCCTGTCACTGTTACTAGACTCGCTCGTAATTGTTCAAAAGCTGCACCCGTTGCAAAAATAGATTCTGCTAGACCACTGAATATCTGAAATCCGCCAAAAGCAGCCATCTTAAGTGCTGCTTTTCCAACAGAAACAACCAAATTTCTTATTTTGTTAGTTAACAGATCTATACCGGAAGTATTTATTGGACCAATTCTTATTCCCTGTATTGCTTTTGCTTGAATAGCTCTTAATTTAGAATCCAATTGCGTCAATTTTATCCCCAATTGTTGGAGTGTTTGGCTTTGAGAAATAATTTTGATCCTTGCAACTAATTCAGCCAGTGCCATTTGTACGTACCTCTATTACTATCGTAAAGGCTGAACTATTGGGATTATTTTTTTCCCGATGGGAACTAAGGGGACTAACGTTTACCCCTACTCTTCTCCATGTCCTTCTCCATCTTCTTGTTCATCTTGTATTGAAGATCTTCTTCTATATCAAGGGCTTCATTGGCCAGTATCATGTCTTTATAACTCCAATGATTCTTTATTTCCCATGGTTGAGCAATGCCTTTGATAACGAGTCGGTAGATTTGCCAAGGGAGATCGGGGGGGATGGAAGTGGTTATGCTGTCAGATGATTTGCAAGAAGTTCGGTAATGCTTTCTAAAAAACCGTTATGCTCGATAACCTCCTTGAGCAAGAAGAAAATAGCATCATACTGTTTTATAAAAATGGCATCAAACATTTGGTTGACTGGAGTGTTGTTGAGGTAAACAACGGATAATAATTCTTTTACTAAGTTAGGGAATTCTTTTTTGTTCATATTCTTGAAGAACAAGGAGGCTGCATTGGAGAGCATATCGGAGCTAAAGGAGGACTCTTGTACTTTGGATTTAATATCCTCAAGAGCGTTTGTGCTGTCAGTAGCAACCAAAGCACACAGAGCAGGGGCGATGAGCTCACCCAAAACGGCTACATAATAAAGTCCTTTGGTGGGACTATGCAAGCCTATTTGATAGGTTTTGCCTTTATAGGTGACTGATTTAAGATCTTCGTTAGGGGTTGTCATCTTTTATCCGCCCAGATCGGCACTTCCTGCTAGATTCATGACCAATTCAGGAACCAGTATGACCCATTCTCTGGAAGGCACTTCATCTTTACCAGCAAAAGTAACAGGGGGAGGTTTCTCAATGAAAGAGGCGATTCCTAACACCGTATCACCTAGAGGCAATTCAACAATCAGGATATTAAAACTGCCTGCATTGGCTGATTCATCTGCTTTGCGGAAAGCATCCAGTACAGCATTTGAATCCGATGTCTTTTGGAGTGTCAGGGTAATAGTCCCTGATTTGTTATTGTTTTTAATCCGTGTTATGCAGCCATCAGCACCGCTAACCATTGTCCAAGTTGATTCATTGCGTTCTGCATTAATAAATTCGTCCTCGACAAATCCCTCAATCACAATCCCATTCGCACGAACGAGAATACTTTTGGGATCAAATGTTTTTTTACATGGCATTTCTATTTACCTCTTAAACCTGAATTAATCCGTTGATGATAATTTTATGGATACCGCCTGCATACGTGGCAGTGAACTCCACATCGGGTAACAATTGATTGGCTTTATCAACTGTTGAGACATCAGCCACTTTAGGAGCGGTAACAGTAAAATCAGTAACAACACCGTCATCAATACGTTGCTGTAGACTCGCTTCAATTTCTCCAACCAGTGTTCGTACACCTGCATCTGTATAGGGGATTTTTTCCACTCTCGTAAATAAATCAAAAATGGCTTCCGTAAGCCGTACCTGAAGGTAGTCAATATCTCTGACTGTATCGATAAAATCACCGCCAGACGTTTTTCCCTCTTGAGTGATCCCTTTGCCGCCCACTTCGGTATAAGTGTTGGCGTTTTTATCATGCACTGCCGATTTGGCAGTGTCATTGAGGTTATCAACTGTAACCCCTGCTAATTCCCGCAGTGCGAAACGACTACTACCAGGATTAATAGGAAAAGTGCGACCAACCCACGCAGCATCGGGATAGTCCGTGATATTTCCTTGGGCATACATCAAGGCAGCTCTGTTGAGAGCAGCGTTATCGAGGCGTTTTGCTAAATCGGTAGTAGATGAGGGACTATCAATTCCTGATTCATCGCTCCGATAGAAGCCTAATTTGATTTCAGCTTCCATCCTATTGGCTGCTGCAAGTATGGCTCCTTTATTGGTTGTCGTTAATAATAAACCATACCAGTCATTGTTTTCGTCAATAACATCATCAATGTCATCCTGAACAGTTCTTCCTGTGACAGTTGTGGCATTGGTTACTGTGGGAGGAGCTGTCCCAGTCACCGTAAATGTTCCTACTGTTAAGACCCATTCTGTGACGGCTGTAATGGTGATGAGATTGGTTCCGTTACTGACTGCTGTGACCACGCCTTCATCGGCTTGAATAGCGGCTGCGATATTGGCTAACGTGGTTGCATTATCGGTATCAAAAGCCTCGCTCACAGGAGTTGTATTAACCGTCCCTGCGACAACATGAGTTGCAGCAAGAGGACCAGAAAAAGTCAATGTGACAACAGTGGCAACGGCTGCTGTACGCTTACCAATAAGGATAGAGGGCGGTCTGGGGGTTTGTCCAAACAGCTTCTGAGCCATTTTGTACTCATCAGTACTGGTAGCAAAATCATCCGTAACACCTGTTAAATTAGTGTACTTTCTGGCTCTTTCTGCAAACACGGCTGCTAACCCTAAAATGAGAGGTAATCCAAAACCAGCAGCCGTTACCGCTTTTGTTTCTCTTGTAATCGTTACTTGTACTATTTCTTCAACACCCATAATGTGCCTCCAATTTAATTAAACACCGACTGTAAATATCCTTGTTCCAGTAGCAACCGTTTGTTCGATCTCTCCAGTGATTTCCACTTTATCAAAATATCCAACGTCATCAATGATGGTATTTCGACTATGCAGCATAATATCCATTTGAGAACGCTCTTTAAAACGATCTGCTTCAATAAATGTAAGGTCCCTAATTTCGCTTGTCATTAGAGCTAAACATTCCACCTCAAAAGTGGCATAAATAGAAGGCCGTTCCAGACCATCTTGCACTTTGCTCATTGATTTGAGTGCCTCTTTACCCCAACAATTAAGAGAAAAAATCACCTTGCGGTACTGGGTTACATCCATTTTGCCATCCGTTCGCCATTGCTTTTCATCTATGCCTACTCTCATCACAGAGCGAGGGTTCAGGGTAAAGTAAGGGGTCTGGGGGCGAGGATCATTTTGATATGAGAATATAACCTTATCTTCAGGAAACCCGGAAGATGTTTTAATCCAGTTGCGAAGGAGAGGTTCAATAGTTGTCCAAGGTATACCCATTAACAGTCCGTCCCCTCATCAGTCTCCTCAATTCTTCTTGCAATAGTATGGTAATGTTCAGTTCGTTTAAGCCCTTTATTCCAATTGCTGGTATCAAATACTTCATAAGCTGATCCATTCCAAGTCACTCGATCAGAGCGTGTGAGGGTGTTGTTTTGTATAAAAGTGTAAAGCGGTTCTTTTGTGTAGATAGCGATCAAGCCAGTGAGTCCAGCTCCACCATCATTCACAAGTCTTTCTCTTTCTGCTGTCGTTGCTTGTACAGAACATTTTTTTATTTCAATTTCTGTAGGAACTCCATCGACATAAATACCGTTGACATAATCCCCTACAGGATACCGAGTGACTGCAATCTTATCTTTCCAAAGTGCTAACACTAAATAACCTCAAAGTTGACACTGGCTCTCATTTGTCCCGTATCAATAAGTGGTTTGCTACTGCCTTTGGCTTTAATGGTTGATGCTGCTAAGGGAGGAGATAATTTTTCACTAATGATTTGTTGAATTTTCCCTTTTGAGAAATTGCCGACTCTATTGAGAGCGGTAACAGCACTACCACCCTGTAAAACACCGTTAACCTCAGATTGAATTCTTGCTTTCACTTCACCCTGATGCTCTTCGAGCAAAGGACGAATAAAAGGACGTTCAGGGATACCTCTGGAAGTTCCGAACTCCTGATAGCCTCCCCTTTTCACAATATCGCTTCCTGCTGAACCCAACAATCCTACCTTTATTTCCTTACTTTCAAGGATATGTAACTCTTTAATGAGCTTGCGTAAGTTAGTATCAATAAGGGTCATACAAGCATGGGTCTGTGAGGGATAGATTTAAGTAGACTGAGGAAAAGTCTACCGTACTTTGTTTCCGAGTATACCCCTTCTGTACCTGAACTACTTTTGTAGCTAATAGCAACATCCCTAGTCCTTTCAGAAGTGACTTCACCCCCTGAACTACTCAATTGAGCTGTATCAGCCATTGTCATCTCATGAGCTGCTTTTAATGCCACCGCCCGATCATATTTATCACCGAATCGGGTCTTGTTGACATCTTCTTTTGCATACTCAATAAAACGATCAATGCGAGCGAGTTCAACACTATTTTGTGTGACAAACTCAGGAGCATAATCAAACAAAATATCTCGGATACTCATGGGTCAAGATCTGCAGCTCCGATTGCAAAAGCTGAAAAGTTTTTAATTTCAACACCTGCAATATCTCCTGTCACATCCCGTGCAAAAAGCATTTTACGACGCTCTAAAGGATGTTGCAAGAAGGGTACAGGCACTTTGTATTTAAGTACCATAGGGTCTACTTTATAGGCACAGATAAAGTTTTTATTAGTGAAAGTACCACTTGCAAGTGTAAATGTTCGTCCTTTGACCTTACTTGTTCCCACAAAGCGAACTTCAGGATAATTGGCACGCAAGAAATTCATCACGCTCATGGCTGAACCTGATAAAATAGCTCTTTTAAAATGCGATTCAACATGAACGGGAAGAAGGCAAACATTAGCCCTATGTCTACGTTGCGTTGTATCGTACACGTTATCGATCAATTCTCCAAATATCTCGACAAGTTCTTCAGGAGTCTTGGACAGAAGCCCACCGGCTGCGATAGTCACTTCAGGATAATTGTTTGCATTGGTGAACAAGCCTGGCACATCGTGAGACGTAATGCCATCAAAGAAACCATCATCTAGTAATAATTCCATTGCGTCCCTTGCATCCATCGCCATATCTGATTCTAATGGCATTGCCAAGCGCTGTGCTTCTTTCAGAGTCCAATAATCCCACCCATAACAAGCCCCGTAGTGATATACAGGAAGCGTTTGCTTCGTCATCTTAGCATTTAAATTAGGCAGGTCATCAGCAGCACTCGATAAGATTTTCGCTTTCCCTGATTTATTGCGTTGGAAATAGCCTACCGACTGAAGCCCTTCACCGTCAGAAACAACGGGAGACAATTCTTTGTATAAATAGCCTTCGTACTCAATTTTATAAATTTGTTCTTCATAAGCAACCAATTGTTCAGAGAGCCACATACTTTCATTGGCATCAAAGCGTTCTTTCAGTACGTTATAGGCAAATTCTTGTCGATCATATTTTAATTCCATCTTATTTTCTCCCTTACGGTTGGTTCAGTTCAAGTTGATTGAGTTCGTTGGCGGCTGCACTACCACGGTATTTTGCTCCCGCAGCTACCAGTGTTGCTACGGTGGGGCTTGTACCAGAAGAAGCTCTTAATTGACCTCTGTTCGTGGGATCAAAATTGGCATACACATCACTGTTCGTATTGGTTGCCTCGGTAGGCTTTACCCAAAACGTACCTTTTGTAGCGAGATTAACAGCCGATCCTTTTTCATACTTAGCGGTTTCATTTTGGTCAGGTGGCACACGATGCTGATGGAGGGCAATCCCTCGTACCTGATGGGTTGTGTCCCTACTAGGTGTTACAGTAGCCTGAGAAACACCCCCAGTAACGACAAAGGCAGTAGCCCCAATTTCAAGCTGATACCCTTCTTGGGCTGTAATTTGAACCGCACGATTATTAACAGTATCACTCAGTACAACATCAGTAGCAGCAACAGCCGTTGCTAATTCGGTTTCAATTTCAGACTTTAGGTCATTCATTGTTGTGTCGTGATCTGTATTAAACGGAACTGGTCCAATCGTTTTCTCTGTAAAAGACGTATCATTCAAATGTTTGTACTTGATGGTACCAGTTAAGCTATTTCCAGTAATAAGATCAGCATTTAAAGTGAGTGTTAAACGATTTTGCAGGAGTTTGAAAACTTCATCTCCTGCGGCATTTTCGGTGAGCAAATCCCCGAAATTAATATCTTCGGCTGCTTGACGTGTCAGCACTCGCTTATCTGACCAATCGGCACATTGACCGATGTAACCGAGTTCAGGTGTTCTGGTAGTAGTTAGTTGGGACATTATTCTTTATCTCCTTCTTTGGTAATCATGACAGGTGCTTTACCATAATGGGCTGTTTTTTGCCATGCGTTGCCCATAGTTTGGATCATGTCCATGCGGGCATTTGTGATAGAGTCATTTTTGTCACTGGGTTTCCCACCCAATGATTTCAAAGCTCTGTCGTAACTATCTGTTCTTTTTTTACCGGGATCAGATGCTTTCGCTCCACTGGCTACTAACTCATACCCAGCATTGATATAAGCATCTTCTTTGTCATCAAATTTCATTTCGGGATAAACGCTTTTTAGAACAACCTCTTTGACCTGACGATCTGTTAATCCATCAACAGAATCTTTGACAAAACGACTAGCCGTCTTTTCAAGTGCCAAGCGCTCCTTTACTAAAGCACCGACATTAACAGAGTCATTTTTTTCCTTAAGTTGTTTGGCTTCCTGTTCTTTCGTATCAAATTTCCCTTGCAGTTCACTCACTTTCGTTTTTAAGGCTTCAAGATCGTCTTTATCCTGTTTGACTTTTTCAAGATGAACAGAATAGGCGACTTCAACCGCTTCATCGACATCGAAACGGCGACCATTTATTTCAATTGGCATTTTTTTCTTTTCTCCTTTGGTTTCAAAATTATCATCAACTTGATAGGCATCAAAGCGGTATTCGTTAGAATCCAGATGCACTTTGCAATCTCTTCCAGCTCGTCCTTTGTCAACAAGAGCAAGGTGGTTATATCGAATATTTCTTTGAATGGCATCATAGTGTTTACCATCACGTGTCACTCCAGAAGTCCATTCCAGATCACATTTGTAGCCACAAGATACCTCTGTCATCTTTTTGCTTTCCATATACTCAATGGCTTCTGAATCTGTAACCATCACGGAAGTAGTGACATAGTTATCTTGTTTTCCCACGTCCGAACTAACAAAACCTCGTTGATATTTACGAGTATTTTTAGGGGTTAACATGGTGGGGGGATGCCCTAATGTAAATGGTTTTTTGGCTAATGTTTTCATGGAATTATCGTCATAGACTTCAGAAGGAGGACGCCATTCTCGTCTAGGTTTCCCTGTCTTTGAATCGACATAAACAAAGACATCGGAACGAGTCGCAAATACAGGTACTTCCAAATACCCCTCATCCGTTCGTTTCGTTCCNTCCATCCTGACCCTACACTCACTGATACGAGTTTGAGAGTCCATTTTACGTGATGAGTTAAGTTTCTTTTTGACAGAAGAACTCNCATATTCAAGAACACCACTGGACTCACTTGGGGTAATTCCATCTTGTAATTCAGCCTCTACAATGCGATCAGCAACAATCGTTCTTCCTTTTGGGTCATCAGAATAGCGAGTAGTAGCGAATTGTGAAAACCTGACAGCAGCATTACGAAG